GAGCCACGAGGTCGAGCCAATCTTGACGCAGGTCGCCAAGCCGTTACGCGCAAGGGTGCGGGTGCCGGTCGTCGTGCTGTTAGCCAGCGTCAGCGTGTCGGTCGTAATAGCAATTGAGAGCGCCGTAGCGTTGAGGTTGACGATAATGACCACCGTGCCAACCGGGAACGCAACCGTGCCGTTAGCCGGGATAGTCAGCGTGATGCTGCTTCCATTCATCAGGATAGACTTGCCGCGATCCGCTAGCACCAACTGATAGTTAGCAGACTTGCTAACCGGCGGGGCTTCTCGATAGCCGACCGCGTAGTTGGCGCTAACCGAATCGTTGTCAGGGATTAGTGGCGTGCCGGTAAAGGTAGGCGAGGCAATCGGCGCATAAGTGGCCGCAGCCGTAGCCGCAGTCAGCCCGTTCGTGATGCCGTAGCCTGCCAACGTGGTCGGCGTGCCGGTAATGTTGGCCCACGGCACCGACTCAGATGAGCCATCGTTGATGCCTATGATGTCGTCGTATTCGCCGATCTGCACATCGTTGCTATCGGTTAGCACGAAGCGATACGTCACGCCCTGCGACAGCCACATGTCCTCTGGCAGTCGTCCGCCAGAGTCAAGGATGATGGGGTTGCCGTTCTGCGTCAGGCCAGAGGACGACGTGAAGGTAGCCATCCGGCGCCAGCAAAGGCTGAGAGGTAAACGGTCATACATACACCTGCATAACAGTCAAGATAATAGAAGGTATGGCTGGGACAGGAGCGGCAGCAGCAAATTGCTGCAACTGCACGTCCAAAGCGTCTACGGAAAAGTACAACTGAAAGTAGTCGCCGTTAGATAACGGCAAGAAAAAGTTAGCCGCCGAAAAGATTTCAGCGTTGTTGCCTTGAATCTGAATTAACGATGCCGAGTTGGCTACCGCAGTGCCGTTGATAGCAGGCCAAATATACAGCCGTCCCGTGCCGCCTGAGGTTTTATCGACTTGGATAGAAAACTGCACGTTGTAAATAGCGGGGCGCGTGACCTTAATCTTGCTGCTGTCGCCCGGATCACGATACACGCCATAAGCCGGGTCGGCGTTGTTGTACGTGATGGCTGTGGCGGTGTTAATAATCGTAGCCGCTTGCGTTTGTGTTGAGAAAAACGACCCGTAGTTAATTAGCCCCGGTTCAAACCGAGGCGGCCCTTTTTGTAAATCGTCAATATTGCCACGCAGTACAGCAACCTCGTCCTCAACGTTAGCGGCCAACGACGGGGTAATCTCAAGGTCGGCAATAGAGGTAGACGTAGTGCCGCCACCGGTCAGTTGGTACTGATTGTTAAGGAAACGAAACCATTCACGCGAAACCAAGCCCGTCCGTTCGTCAAGGAACGGAACGCGTGGGGCAGGGATTTGCGTGATGTTTTGCGTCATGATCCAGTCGGGCTCAGTTGCAGTTCGGCGCCCATAATGGCGACCTTAACCGGATCAGTACCGCTGATTTCATACACGCGATCGCGCAGCTTCAACGTCATGCCCAACGCGCGAAAGAACACGCGAGTGCCGTAACGCCCCGCACGGCCCATCGACGCTTGGCGATACCCTGTCCATGTGTGACCGCCGTCGTCTGACCAACGCAACATGACTTGAGGGTTGGCGCCGGTGACGGCGTTAAAGTCGAGAATAATGTCTTTGCCATCTTCGGTCTGCAGGATGTCAAAGTTTTCAGCGCCTAAATAATACACGTCATCAAACGCCCACCCCTGTAAGCCGACGCCTGTTTCGCAGTCAATCTGCAAGGTATGGTGAGCGGTACGCTTGAGATCATTCGCGCCAGTCGGCAACGCACGCCACGAGCGTAGCCACTTTTGCGTGGTGCCGGCGTCCGAGTACACGTCTAAATCAAACGCGTAAATGTTGCCTGTTTCGTAATCACCCACAATCGGCTCGCCGGTATAGCGCGTATGGTTGTTGCCACGATGGCGCTTAAATTGCCCATTCTCAAACCCAGCGCGCTCATGCCAAGCGCCGGTTGCGGCGTCAAACACCCACGTTGTGTCGGCGTTCGTAAAGTTCAGCACGTAGAACGTGTGACCGTCCTGCTGGTAGGTGTAGCCCACCGCATCGGACAAATCTTCGTAGCCTTGAATCGCAAACTCAACCGCGTGGGTTGAGATGCGCACGCCTTGGTAGCCGTCGGCTCGATAAACGATGCCTTGACCACGAGCGTCAGCGCCTAACCAAAAGACGGAATTGTCCATCTTGGCAACCGAGTACGGTGCAATGCAGCCGATTTCGTTGTACGCGCCTTGGATGCGCGTCAGCGGGAACAGCGGGTCGCCCGAGTTGTACCAGACTTCTACCGAGTTGGTGCCAAACAGCCACGCCTCGCGGTGGTCGATGATCAGCGACACCAAGCCGTCGGGCGAGCCTTCGGCGCTGGCAAAATCGAGCGGGTCAATCGACAAGCCATCAAGCAGCTGCGTGACCCACACACGCTGACTGTTGGGTTCGTTGAATACGAAGTAGCCATCAAGATAACCAACGGTCACGGCGCCCGGAAAGTCCGGGTCAGTGATCTGCGCAAACGCACCCGTGTCCGAGTTGTAAATGTAGCCGTCGGGGTTGGCTGCAATAAAAATCTGCGTGCCGTTGTCGGCCATGGACACGGGGCCCGTGCCGCTTACGTCGCCGATGTACGCCAAGCCGCCGTCTTCAAGTCGCCTGAGACGACATACATGTAGTCGCCAAGAGTGTAGAGGCCCCGAATAGGGCCTGTACCGATAGTTGCCTTGAGCGTAAGGCCGGGGCAACGCTGCAAGTACGCAGGCTCTTTACCCCCTTCCGGTATTACTTCCGGGTACAAGTTGACCATCCGGCTGTCGGCAGCATTGACCGACCGGATGACATACGACGACCCTAGGATCGGCGTCTTCACTTAGAAGTTTCCGGTAAAGATATTGAAGCGCGGGCGGTTGACCATGAGCGCCGCTGGCATCGCCATCACATCGCCCGGATCGTTAATGCGCTTAAGGTTGCGCTTGCTGTACATTGCGATGCGCTGCACTTGCGGCGAGGGTTCCACACCAAACTCCGGTGCGATTTCGCACGCCAAGTTGTAGCGAAACGCGCGCAGGTAGCCTGGCGGAAAAGCAAGGTCAGTATCCAGCGCGGCCGGCTGGGTTAGCGGGCGCACCGACACAAAATGAAATTCCAGTACGCGTGAGGGTACTGGATAAAGGTACAGCTCAATGTTGGGGTATGTAGGGTTGTACCAAAGGACTTGCGGGTAAGTCGAGGTAACAGTCTTAACCGCAATATTGTTGTACTGCTCTTGGTTAATGATTTTGATGCCGTACGACACGTTGGTTGAGGCATCACGGAAAAAGGTGGCGTCGTCCAGCTTAATCGGACGCTCGCCCACAAAGTCGCCGGTGGGGCCTAGCGTGCGCACGCGAGTGCTAGGCGGCCAGTTGAATACTTGGTCTATCGTCGAGAACACGGCTAATCGCTCCGTGCTCCACGAATCAATCATCTGGTTAAGCGCCGTCAACGCGTCCTGGGACGTAGCGGCGGAAGGCACTTCACCCTCTGCCAACATTCCGATCAGACGTAGCGCACCGTTGATCTGGTCAGCAGCGGTGGTAGCCATCAATTACTCCTTGCGTCGTCGGCGCGCTCGTAAAGCATTGGGTGCGTCGGAATCGACCGACGCCGGCATTTCTGCCGACGCCGGTGATTCTGAATCATCCGGGTCAGAAGGGTCAAACTCTTCCCACCCGTGCTCCATATCTTCCCGCGCTTCCAACCACGAGATTGCGACTTTCGCGCCGTGTGTGGCGTGACGAAGGTAGATATTCGGCATATTACGGCAGCAATCCGTAAGCCTGTAGACGAGACTCCAACTGGCCGACTCGATCTTGCAGGTTCTTGATAACAGACAGCACCGTGTTGCCTTCGTCCTTAGTGACAAAGCCAAACGCGCTGGTGTTAACAAGGTCTTGAATTGCATAGTCCGGCGTAACCGGCGCAGTAGACGAGATCGTCGTCAACTGAGCGGTCAGCGCCGCGCCTTCGGCTACGGGGGTTGTGCCGAAAAAGCCAACCGTACCGCCTGCCGCGCCAATTACCGCACCGTCAAGTGCCGGGTCAGAAAAGGCAACGCCAATCGCCTGGACGTTGCCATTACGAAATGCGGTAGCAAGTCCAAGCGCCGTCGCCCGTCTTACGAGCGCGGAAGTGGCCCGAAGAGGCCGCCGCCACTGCACCCGCACCGACGAGCGTCCAGCCCGTGCCGATTGCCACCGTCACCGCATCTGAACCCGAGGCGTCGATGTTGATGACAAAGAAGTCAAACGCCGCGTCTACCTTAGAGGCAGACGAAACGTAGGCTTCAACGTCAGCAACCGTCGGCAGCGTCAAGTTGCCAGCCGTGCCATTGAACGTGAAAAGACCGTTCGACAGTTGAGCAGGCGTCATCGTTGCGGCGGCAGTAATCGCCGTCGGAGCGCCCTGCACAAACAGTAGGGCCTCACCGACGTTACCGTCGTTAAACTGATAACCACCAGAACCATTAGGAAGTGCCATTTTTAATTACTCCGTGAATAGATTTAACAATTAGCCCCAGAGGCGCACGGCCATCTGCGGACGGATCACCGAGTAGCCATACAGCACGTCGATACGGCACGGCATACGGTCGTTGTTGATGTCGTACTGACGAACAACGCGCATGGACACACCGTTGTGAACCTGGCGGGACGCCATGTCAACACCCTGCGGCATGAGCAAGTCAGCCGTGGCGAAGGCAATCGCGTCCTTGTGGTACACGAGGTTCTGCGGGTACTGGGTCGACACACCACCAAGGAACGTCACCGCCGCAGCGTTCTGCGGGAACGAGTTGACGGTCGCCAGAGCGTGCGACGAGGTGTAGATCGCCGGGCTGATCTTCACGCTCGCGTA